AGAATGCTTACAACTTTATTGATCCGCAGACAGATGGTACAAGAGTTGACCTAGCAGTTAGAGTAAAACCATTCTTCCATCGTCGTTATACCATGGAAGATATTTCAGATATTTCAAGTAGAATTGATAGACTTGAATACTATACTGCTTTGAATGTCTTGGAGAAAGCAGCAAGAGACTTAACTATTCCTGATGGTAACGGGCTTGATAGATTTAAGAATGGTATCTTCGTAGATGCATTCTTTGGTCATGACAATGCAGACTTGACAGACCCATCATACTTCACCTGTATTGATAGAGAGCAAGGCGAACTAAGACCTAAGTTCGACTCTCAGAATATTGATATCTCATTCAATAATTCTTTATCTAGTAATGTCACTAAGAAAGGTAAGCATACCAGACTTGATGTAACTGCTAACACGAACTCATATCAGAATGGTGATGTTGTCTATCTTGGTACGTCAATCGGGTCTGCTACTGCACAGGGTACAGTTCGTACAGTTGTGGCAAACTCAAGTGTTGTAAGATTGTATCTACACAATTCAAGCGGTGCATTTACAACTTCAGCAACCTTGAAGAAAGACGGCTCATCTGATACATCAACTATCTCTACTGTACAGAATGCTGTTGAAGGTGCTTTGGTAACTCTGCCTTATACACATAACATACACATTGACCAACCATGGGCATCAAGAACAATCAATCCTGTAGGTGAACTATCATTCAACTGGGTTGGCAATCTAGACTTATTCCCAGAAGCAGATCATTGGGTTGACACAACTACACAACCAGATGTACAATGGGATCTTGACCTTGCCTCTAACTGGTCAAATCTAAAAGATGCATGGGGTACACAATGGAATGAGTGGAATAATGATGGTGCTGCTAGAGAAACTACTGAAGTCAAAGGAACTGCTTTTGTAAACGCGGGAAGAGGTAGTTTAGATAAAAACTTCCGTGGTGCAGATGGTAACGAAACCCATGGTGCTATTGATGATGTTATAGTTACGACACAACAAGATCAAGTCCGTACTGGTACTCGTTTGAATGTTGATGTATTTAATCGCACACAAAGGTCTGGTCCATTTCTAACTAGAACGGATATCGTACCATTCATGCGGTCACGGCTAATTCAATTCCGTGCTACTGGTATGAAACCAAATACCAGAGTATTTCCATTCTTCGATGATATTCTCGTAAATGATTTTGTTGCTCCTACCACTGGTGCATTCGCAAATACAGGTCCACTAGGAACTGCTCTCGAAACAAATGCTAATGGTGATATCTTTGGTGTATTTCTAATTCCAAACAATGGTACACTGAAGTTTCGTCAAGGTGAGCGTCCATTCAAGTTAGTTGATATTGCTAATACAGCAACACAAACAGGTACGGAGACAACATCTGCTAGTGCTAATTATACCTCTCTCGGTTTGGCAAGTTCACAGCGTGGTATCACATTCAATACTCGTGAAGCAAGAGTATCACAAGATACCGTTACTAGTCGTAGAACTGTTACATCTACTTTTGAAGGTATCAGAGCCCATAAAGACCCTGTAGCACAAACCTTCAGAGTTGGTGACCATGAGTTTCAGAATCTAGACTTTGCTGATAATAACTTTGGTTCTGAGGCAGATGGTTTCTTCGTATCTGCCATCGACCTTTACTTTGAAAGAAAAAGTTCTGTAAATGGTATTGCTATTGAGATTCGTGAAGTGGTCAATGGTCAGATTACTGCTATTCGTGTTCCATTCGGATACAAGCGACTAGAACCTGGAGATGTAAACGTATCCAGTAATGCAAGCGCACCTACACCATTCTACTTCGACCAGCCTGTATATCTGCGGGGTGATAAGGAGTATGCGTTTGTTGTGAAACCAGATGGTTCAAATCCAGACTATCGCTTGTGGATTTCACAACTTGGTGGCACTGACGTTACTACAAATGCTCTTATCGACCAGCAACCCGCTGTCGGTATGTTGTTTACATCTGCTAACGATAGAACATACACACCAAGACAGAACCAAGATATTCAGTTCACTATCTGGCGCGCTGTCTTTGATAAGAGTGTTACAGGTTCGATTGTCTACACTAACGACGATGATGAATATCTAAACGCTGCACAGTTCTCTGGCACTCGCTTCAATATCGGTGAGAAGATCAGAGGTGAAGCAGTCATCGTTATGACTTCAAATGCTGAGACTATCGCAGTCAACGACACAGTGACAATCGGTTCTAACACTGGTAAGGTTCGTAAGTTGGTAACGACTACCGCAACACCAACTATCAAGGTTGATATGAAAGGTTCGATTACGAACGGTTCTACTGTCACCTTTGCTAATGGTGCAGGAACATTTACTGGTGTAGTCAATAGTTTCACTGCTAACACGGCCACAGGTTTTGTTCAATACTTCAATCCATCAAGAAATGAGATTGTTGCGAATAACTCATCTGGCACATTTACATCAAACACGACTATTGATGATGGTTTCTATCGTGGTCAGGTAAGTAATGCATCAGCACAGGTCTATAGCATCAAGAACTACAAGTATGATATTCTTGTGCCTAAGATTACCTTTGCTAAGTATGTTGACACAGATGTCACATTCACTGCTAATACTACAGCAAACAACTACGCTCTGTCACAACAACAGACTGCCATCGAACCATTTGAAAACAATGACTTCGTAAGTGGTGAAAGGCTTATCGCAAGTAGGTCAAATGAAGTCACTAATACTGGTGGTGCTAAGTCTCTTAGAATCACTGGTAGTATGACAAGTGGCACAGATAGACTTTCACCAGTTGTTGACGTTGGTCGTACTAAGTCAGTTATCCCAGTTCATAATATTATAAATAATGACAATACTGGCGAGTTTGGGAACTTCGGTAACGCCCAAGCAAGATATATCACCAAGAAAATTGTTTTAGCGGACGGTCAAGAAGCAGAAGATATCAAAGTTGTTCTATCAGCATATAAACCAGTCGGTACAGATATCGATGTTTATGCTAGAATTCAGAACGCCGAGGATCCTGATGACTTCCGTGATAAACACTATACTAAGTTAGACCAGAACAGTCCTGCGAACACTGTGTCCAGTATTGTTGATAAGAGCAGCTTTGTTGAGTTGGAATATGGTTTCCCATCAGCAAATGCAAGTTCTCTGGGCGCGTTTAAGTTTAGTGGTAACAATGATGTGGTGAGGTACTTCAACTCTGCAAATTCTCATTTTGATACATATAAGTACTTCAGTTTAAAAATTGTTCTTCGTACTTCGACAGGTTCCCATGTGGTGCCAAGAGTGAAAGACCTAAGAGCTATTGCTCTACAGATTTAAGGAATAGTCATGTATATGAAAGTAGAAGATAGTACTGACCTCGTAAGAGACTCGGAGACTAATGCCATCTTGAATGTCAATACTAATGCACTCAGTGCATATAAGGCACGGAAAAGACAGTTTAATAAAATTGATAACATGGAAGATAGAATTGAACATTTAGACAACCGATTACTAAATATTGAAAATCTACTTCTTTCACTGAAAAATAAATTAGATAGTAATACTAACGAAAGGTAAACAAGATGGCAACACCTGCACTAGTCTCAACCTCGCTATCAGCATTAACGAGTTCAAATACCGTCCTTCAAATGATGGGCGATATTAATAGTTTGAAAACTCTTGCACCTCTCGCAAGTGCTACATCTTCTCAGGCTGACCTAGCAAATACTAACGTCGCAATCGCTTTGTTGAATACCAACTTGACTGCTACCAACACAGCAATTCGTGCTTTGAATACTGCCACACAATCGGCACTAGACACACAAGAAGCAAAGCAAGCAAGCAATCTTGCCAACACCAACTCATTTATCGCTGCGGTACAAAGTGCAGAGCGTGCTGCACTTGCTAATACTAACTCTGCTATTGCTAGTGTTTCATCTTCAGCACTAAGTTCATCTGACGTAGTTATCAAGAACGTTGCCACCAACCAGTCAATGAAAGCAAAGTTGCTTGTTGACAGTGAGGGTGCTTCATCTGGTGTTGATATTGCAAACGGTCACATTCAAATCTTCAGTGCAACGGGCAGTCCATCAAAGATTGACTTTTATTGTGAATCAAGTAATGCTCACAAAGTAACTTTGATTGCTCCAGCACACGCTAACTACTCAGGTGATGTTACTGTAACGCTTCCAACTTCAAGTGGCACACTTGCTACCACGACACAGGCAGCGACAACTGGTAAAGCAATTGCCATGGCAATCGTATTCGGTTAAGGGAGAGATAAATGGCCTGGTATTCAAAAGACTATAGTTATCCCGTTCCACGTTGGAAGTTTCCTCATCGTTTAAAAGATGAGAATGGTAAGTCATACACTGGAGAAAATGCATTTGATAATCGTCACAAACTAGGTTGGATTGATGTTCCTATTCCGCCAGTAATTGGTGAGAATCAAGAATTGACTTGGTTGGGTCATGTTTGGCACGTTGCTGATATAACAGATGAAAAAATTGCTAATAAATGGGAAAGCATTCGCTCTACTAGAGATCAAATTTTGATAGATACGGATTGGACTCAAGTACCAGTGTCAAATGTCGTCTTCAATACAATTGAGTTATCTTCAGATGCAGTATATTCTACTTTCTCTATGACTTCAAATAATGCAATGATTGCAGTTGATGACACTGTTACATTTGGATCAGTCACAGGAGTTGTAACAGACGTATATATGGTAACTCCACCATATGATATTGAAGAAGAAGTACCTGATGATGTTGTAACTGTTAAAACCCAAATGACAGAACACGTTGCAAATGGTTCAATCATCAACTTTACAAGTGCTGCAAATACAGAAGTCAGTTTCACAGGTGTTGTTGAAAGTACAGTCTCAGAAGCAATCATCGATGGATTAGCAGTTGGTGAGACAATTACATCTGGTTCAGTTACAGTAGATATTCATGAAGTTGTAGTAGCAAACTC